ACCGAGCATCAAGTTGCTAGGCTGTGCGAAGATGATATTGTTTGCAGTCATACCCGGACAAACGTAGATATCGTACATTCCTACGAAACGACGGTTAACCTCTGGACCACCTGTCAAATACCAACCATTGCCGGCAGCGATTTGCGCCTCCATGTAAGCTTCCCAAGCAGCTTGACCCATGTACAATGCAGGCTTTTCAGCAGCACCCTTTACGGCAGCGTTGGTTGTGTTGATGATGTCCCAAATGGTAGCGATGATGTTACCAGCGTTGATTGCGCCTGAACCCGCAGATACAGCGTTTGAACCTGCAGCCTTAATCAAAGTTTCGAAACCATCGTATTGACCAGCTGTTGCGTTAACACCGCTCCACATGATAGTCTCGTTAGCGGCAGCGATACCACCAACCAAACGGCCAATGATTGCATCTTGGATTTGTGTGTTTACACGTCCGCTCATAACATCAGCAGTAGTCCAGTCAATAAAGAAATCCTTCTTACAGATTTGACGTTGAACTTGGAACTCTTCAAGAGTCAAGATGCGCTCAGTCAAAGTGATCGTGCCTGTTGGCGTGAAATCACAAGTGCCTGCGGCAAATGTTACAGTGTCATCAATTTTACGCACCACTGATTTGTAAGGTACGTTTGGCTTCATTGTCACGTACTGTGCTGATACGTTTGACAAGAGTGCCTTTGCTACTATCTCACCTGCCAGTTCGCCGGCATAGGTTGTAGTTAAAGAGGTTGTCGTTGGCATGTTATTTTACTTTTTTTTTTTAATTTACTTTTTTAGCACGCATTGTTTCCATGAAGTCGCTGAATGAGTTACCATTCGATGCAACAACAGGCGCAGCGTTTTTCTTAAATTCTTGTGACTTAACTGAAGGTACAGCAGGTGCTTTTTTAACTGAAGCAAGTTCAGCCTTTACAGATGCAGTCTCATTCTTTGCAGTTTCGATTGCAGCAGCAAGCTCTGTTTTTTCAGTTTCAAGTGCAGCGATACGCTCAGACAATTGACCAATCACAGCAACGAGGTCTTCGCTGCTCATTTCAGTAGATTGTTCTTCGCGCTCGATTTCAGAAATAAGGCCACCTTCGTCTACATAGACTTTGGTAACACCGTCTTCAAGCAGGTACTCGCCCGCAGGAACCGGCACTGGATTACCTTCAGCATCTTGAGTGTAGATGTCCACACCTACTACCCACTCATCAGCGGTAGAATAGATTTTAGTACCATCAGCCAAAGTGCCTTCTACTGCAAACTTTAATTCCGTTGCCGGAGCTTCAGCCGCTGTAGTTTCTTCTTCGAACTTGATACCAACTGTTGAAGGGTCAATGCCGTACTTATTGAATACGGATTTGATTTGTTCTTTGATATTCGACATTGTTGGATATTTGGGTATAGTAGCAAAAACAGAGTTTTGTTACATCCAACCGATTGCCTATCTTAGCAACTGCAAATAATTACATAGAATATGAAAACAACCACAGAAACGTATGTGCACAAAGCATCGGTTAGATTAACCGATAAGCAAATGAAGGTAGTAAAAAGAAATGCGAAGGCATCTAAGATGAATGTGGCGGAGTATATTCGCGCCTGTATCCTATGATAGATTTTGTATTTTGGTTTAAAAAAGAAGCCCCTCGTTTGGGGCTTTCTTTTTGACTCTAACCTAAAACGCATTGGTTGCATTAAGCGCAACAAATATAGGACTATTTTTTAATCTGCATGCGCGCTGTATTATTCGCGCTGTTATTATCGGGCACACCATTCACAGCTGTGATGGTAAGCACGAAGTCAGTTGGTAAAGGAATCACAGGCATGGTCACGTTATAAACGCTTGCCATCGTTATGCTTCTACCTACTTCGATTCTATCTGTGCGATTCCATGTGCCAGTGAAGCCACCAACCAAACCATGTTGTACTTTCATGCTAGTGATTACTACCGTGCCGCGATTGAAAAACGTGTAGCGTATACGCACGCGGTTTGCATCGAGCCATTCGTAGCTATCAATAGTTACACCTGCATCTAATCCAGTTGAAGGCGGTGAAAGTGGTGTGATGTTCGTGCCAGTGCTTATGCTATTATCATTCTCATTGGTTTCAAGAATCTGCATATTTGGATCTATGACAAGGGTAAACAATGATTGCCCCAATTGATTATTAGGCAAACCAAATGGCGTTGTTTTAGTAACCGTTGTTTGACCTGCAAGAATAGTTACATCACCCGTATAGAAAACAAGTTTAGTGCTATCGGGTCTTGTGAATACTAATTGCACATTTGTAGTAACATCTTTGCTATATGCCTTGTCAAGATTCACGCTATACACAACATTCACACTTGTACCTTGCACAGCGTTGGCAGGTGTTGTGATAGCGCCAAATAGATTGTATTCAGGTGTTGGCACTGGCACAGGGTCACCACCGTCCAAAGATTTAGCAATGGTCACGGCGGCGAACATATCCGGCACACCAAAACCTAACTCCAAACTTTTGCCATTGGCATCGTACACATATCCGCCTGTTTTTCTGCATGATTGCTTAATCACATCAATCACTTGTGTTTCTGTTAAGGCAGGATTGGCAAGAATTACATTGGCTGCAATAGCTGCCATCACAGGGCATGAACAAGATGTGCCACTGAAGTTGGTATAGTTGCTCGATGCATTATAACCCGATGCGGCCGTGCGGTCTGTTGTTGGGCATGATACACCGGGAGTAGCCGCAAATGTCTTAGGCCCAAAATTGCTAAATGATGCACGCACGTTTGATTGCGTAGAAGCACCAACCGCGTGAACCATCGGATAGATCGCGGGCGATTGTGTAAAGTTTGGGCTCGATTGGTTTCCGCTACTTGCAAAGATTGCTATACCCTTGCCGCCGCGTCCGATTGTCTTTGCAGACGTAAGGGCGTTTTGAAACAATGGATATGATGTTGCGCTACCACCGCCCCAAGACATTGAGATAGCAAGGCAGTTCGGGTTAGCTATTGCCTTGTTGATTGCACGTGTTACGATAGTATCCGATGTTTGAAAGCTTCCGCTCGCGCTGCTCCCGTATCCGATGTGCAAAAATTGCACATTGACTTTGTTGTTTCCCAATGAGGATACACCTATACCATTGTCCGATGTTGCACATATCAACCCGCTACATGGTGTGCCATGCTTTTCATTTTCGCTCACTGGGTTTACATCGGGTGAATCGGTTACGCAGTTCCATGACGTGCTGCTTATACGACCCTGCAAGTCTTCGTGATTTGTTTCGCACGCAATATCCAGTACGGCGACTTCACCATAGGCGGCACCATCAATTAAGCTCCATGCTTCTTGTGAACGTAGGTTAGGCAGGTGCCATTGTTGAGCATAAGTGAAGCCATCACCATCTACTTGAAACGGTTGTATGTAATCGGGTTCTATGCTCGTGAATAGTTTCGTATTAATAAGTGCAGCGTAGAACTCATCGAATGACGAAAACGCAGGAACCTCCACAAACATGGTGTTGGTTAGTGGAAAGGTTTCAGTGATTACTACCTTCATGCCTTGCAAGTACGCCTGTGCTGCATCAAAATCAGGTGCAACTAAAATAGCCATGCCCGAAGGGATGTTATCCAGTGAACCATCTACCTCGTATGCCTGCGATACTTTGGTAGAATCAGGAGTAACCGATTTAGCATCTTCAAATACGATGATGCCAAACGGCTCATGCACAGCACGAACATTCGGTTTTGTTTTGTTTTTGTCAAAAGACTTCTTGTCTTTAAACTTGACAGCATTTATTTTCATTTGTTGGGATTTACACTGCTCAATAGTTGATCTAACTCCAGCACCAATTCCGCTTCATAATTTTTCACGCCACTCATTGACACGCCTACTTCATTAAAGAATCCTTCAATGCTGTATCCGCGCACCTTACCTTCCTTTACATCATTCCACACGTGTTCTTCATCTACCTTAGTGCCAATGAACCATGTGCCATCGGGTAGTTCAGGCAATCCAAGTTCAATGCTCTTGTCATTCTTGCCTTCCTTTATCCATGATTCAACAACAGTCACACCCGTGACTGGTATCTCGTGCTGCAAGTTGGTTGTGTGTTGCAGATTCTTTTTGAAAAACTGATGTGCAATCGCACTTACTGTTGCCTTTTCAAAGTACACGTAGTAGGGTTCACCCTTTTCGTCATAACGTAGTATCTCCTTATCCGGGATGAGTGCAGGGCCGTATAGCATTCTGCGTTCTTCATCCACTTTTGCAAGCTGCATCTTGCTCAGTGCTATCCAATTTTCTTCAATTGCAGGGCTATCAACTAAGCCCATTGCAGTGATACCCAAACGGCCTTCTTCATCAATAACACACTTAACTACTTTTCTTTTTTCCATGATTCAAAGTTATTTATATTTGTGAGGTTTCTATACATTCATTGTTTTTCAGGTTATGGTAGCCGTCCAAACGTGGGCGGCTTTCTTTTTATCCGATTCGTGCAAGGTCTGCAACATTCTCACGTACCTCTTGCGCACTGGCTACATCACCCGCAAGCACATACGCACGTGGTGTAAGTTGTTCGGGTCTATCTTGTAGGAATGATGCCGCAAGCGGATTGAACTGCGCGGGCTGTGCGCCACCGCCTTCACTGCCTGTTGATGGTACGCTAGGAGTTGTGTCATTACCACCCGTTGCACCACCACCAAACTGCGAGTTTTTAATCTTGATGATTTGCGCCAAACCTAATGCAGCTGCAATAGATGCTTCAACAAATTGTTGCCCGGTTGCAAGCTTTATAGGATTACCACCTGCCGTTAAAGCCCCTGTAACCGCCGATGCAGTTTGCACGGTTGCCGCTCCTATTGCAAGTGCCTTATCTGTTTTGAATTTACGACGTGCATCACGTTCACTATTCTTTGTTGATGCATCACTGAATGCTTGTAAAACTGCAATAGCATTTTGTGCAAGGTCAAGTCCTTTAGCAAAACTTTCTTGTCGAGTTTGAATCTTTTTAGCCTCTGCTTCTTGTGCGCTTTGCACTTCTGCATCATTTGCTGCCTTTGTTGTATCAACTTGAGCCTGTGCGTATTTAGCATTGATTTCGGTTATGGACTTATCGCGTTCTTCAGCAACTAACTTTTGCAGATTAGCATCAGTGCCGGCAATGATTAATCGTTCTTCCGCAAGTTTAACAGCCGCTTGAATTTCTTTTTGTTGTGCGTTAAGTGTTAAACTTTGCAACAATGCAAATTGTGCTTCTTCTTGAGCAATCCTTTCCTCGTTCGCTTTCTTTCTTGCTTCATTTAATGCATCAATTCTCGCAAGTTCATCAGCTAATTCCTTATCACGTATGGCTTTGATTTCTGCCGCTGCTTTTTCTTCAGCCGTCCTAGCATCACTTGCCGCCTTTTCGCGTGCTGCTTTTTCCTTTGCATCCTGAGCATTGAGGATTCCATCGCGCTGATTGTTTAATGAAATCAAATTCTTTTCCGCATCCTTGACTATCTTTTCTTGATTCTTGCGCTCTGCTTCCGGGTCAAAGATTTGCTTGACAATAAAGTTGTTCACGTCATCAAAGACACCTGTTACATCTATCTTTTCAATGCCCAGTCCTAACTTGTTTAGGATGTCTATTGATCCATTTACAAATCCTTCAAAGAACTCGGCAAGCTTGCGCTGTGGAAATGTAACAAAGTCAAGAAACGTCTGAAGGTATTTGGCATTGCGTTCCGCTGCCTTTATTTGCCCCTCTGCCTGTATGCGTGTGGTTTCAACTACTGCCTGCTGTTCAAGTATCGCAGTGTTTAAAGCCTGCAACTTTAATTGCGTAATCTGTTTTTCACTAAGGCCTTGACGCTTCAATGATTCTTCTTGCGCACCAATAGCATCAAATTGTTCTTTTGCTAATGCAGCACGCTCCTTTTGTACATCTAGCGCTTTTGTTTCCGCATCGGTTACACCATCGATAAGCGACAATAGTTCTTCAGCGTACACAACAGCAGCTGCAATGGCGGCACCTATTAAGAATATAGGATTTGTAAGCAATGCCTTACCAACACTACCCAGTGCACTACCGATGCCTTGTATGCCTTTAGTAATATCACCCGGCTTAATCTGAGTAATGTTTTGTGCAAGCAGTTTAGCACCCTCGGCAGCACCTTCAAAGTCAAGCGATGCAATACGTGAAGTGACAAGTCCTAGTGATCCACCAACGCGCTCGAATGCACCACCCGCCTGTGTACCTACGGCCTGTGCCGCGTCTTGAATTTTATCTTTCAGTTCACCCGCTGCCTGTGATAACTCGCGATACTTTGCGCTATCGGGTTCAGTGTTTGCAATCTGCGCCTGTAATTCACGCAGCTGCGCCTTTAATGACTTGCTGGATGCAACAACCTCATCCTGTGCAACGGCTACATTATCAAACGCCTGTGCACCTTGATTAATTGCAGCATCTGTTGCATTGATTTGTACGTTTAACTCTTTGAGATTTTGCTCACTCTCACTTGTGTCAATTACGAAACTCCGAACGATAGGCTCTGCCATTAGTATATTAGTTTAGATAGTAAATAGATAAATCCGAAAAACAAGAATGTGCGCCACACATACAGCGTGATAAACCATAAGGTACGCTGCCAGGGGCGCAATGAGTACACGTGTTGTGGCATGGTCTTGATTCCGAGTTGCAAATAACGCATTGTGTTTTTAATTGAATCCATTATGTTGTTTTTGATTGTTGGTATTGTAGTGATGCAGTAGCAATTAAATTAATAGGAAACGTAGAACCTGCAACATCAATAAAAATACGATGTTGATCAGTATCAGATGCAACATCAACATCTAATGTGAATGTATAACCTGCAAAAGTACCAAGTGATGCTATTTGTACAGGAGTAGCAAAAGCAGCAATACCACCTGTTTTGGATAATTGCAAACTGTATTGTTGGCTAACCTTTACACTCATACTTGTATCTCGTATAGTTATATTTAAAATACAACTCCACATTGTATCATTAGGTATTTCTAAATAATTGGCAGTAATACCTTCAATATCTAAAAATAAATTTTGACCGCTTGCAGTAATTGCTTGATAACGATGCAATGTAACAATTCCATTTTGAGCATAACCTGTGATGTTATAACTTGAATCTCCATCACGGTAACCACCACCCAAATGCAAGCCGGGCAAATTGGTATAAACATTTTTGCCTAGCATCGTATTGCCTTGCACATCTTTAGTCAGTTCTAATCTTTGACCAACTGCAAGCATGTCTTTGTTGCCATTAGCTATGGTCACATCTTCACCATTGATTACGCTATCTGTGATTTGAGAATTGCGCGTTTGCACAGCCGTTCTGCGTGGTGCTGGATTCGTTGTGCTGCCAGTTGTTGGTGAATTTGGTTTGCTGCCTGTTGGAACATTTGCCCAGCACACACCTAAATTCTCATCATATGTATAGCCATAGCGCACACAACAATCTTGACTAGGTGCAACAGGATCACCACCTGCATCTTCAAAATTTACTTGCCCGTTTAAACTTATAGATATGGGCGTGCCGCTGCAATCTTCAATATCTTCAAGGAACTTCAGCAACTTAACCTTAGTGCTCTCATACATGCCCACCTTATAATCCGTAATCTCAACGATGCGCCAATAGCTATCCTGTATCCAAATCTTATCAGCAAATGAAAAGGTAAGGATGTCCGATAAGGTTAGTGCAAAATGTGCATCCATCATTCGGGCCTCGGGCGAATAAAGCGCATTCATGTAGGTGCGCCAATACAAGTTAAACAAGTTGTTGTACGGATTAGCCTCAATAGGATGCGGTGGTACTTCGGGTGACCAGTTCAAGTCATAGTCGTAAATCGATGGATATACTGCGCTGTAGTTATTCAGCACCTTTACATTAATATTGACAACTGTTATCGTGCTATCATCATACAACTGCACAGGATAATCTCCTGCTATGTACAAACAACGAGGCCCCGGTGCAACGAACTGCAAAGAATCATTCAAGAACATCGGCATGATATAGTTGCTACCATTGACTACTCCCGCCGGGGTTGAGCGTGTCACAAGTGTAACCTTTTGCTCACCTATTGCAAAATCACTTGGCGAAGTGTTTGGGTTTACCGTATATCCGATGGCTTCATAGTCACCATAGATGCGATCAACATTGCGATATACTTTTGAGATAATGTCTTCACCTGCCGTATAGGTAAATTGAAACTTACCTTTTTGCAAATCGGTTGTGCTGCCTATAACTATGTCTTTTGTTGTGTCAAGTTTACTTGTCCAATCAAGCACAGCACCACTACCCAAGTAACTATTCTGCGGCACAATATAAACTTTATTCGGTATTGCCCTATCCGGTACGATAGCACAGTTGTGCATCTTGATTACATCCGTCACAAAATCTATCTGCTTCATGTCGGGTGCATTCAGTGGGTAGAAAATAGTTTGCGAATAGAATAAGTTAGCAGTTTGCAGCTGGATAGTGCTGCCTGCATCAATGCGCGTACTTGATGCACCTTGTTTAAACGTAAACCATCGCACAGAGTCACCCGCGTTCAATGTCAATGAGTGGCTAAAATTCCATGTCGTAGGCTCAAAGAAATTTACATCAATTACATTCTCAACATTGGTGACATTTATAATAGCTTGAATAAACACACGCGCACTACCTGCATTCTTACCAATAAACAAGTTTAGATTAAATGTGTAAATACCACTGGCAGGTGCTGTATATGTAAATGTTGCAGGATTAAAATCGGATTGGTTGTCATAGATTTCTACATCAAACGGAATGTATCCATTGGTGGGAAAATTTGTAGCTACCTCGGCTCTAAATCCAAACTCGCCTGTTGTGTCACTGCCTTGCAAGAATCGACTATTGCACCATGGCATGTAGTACGTTTCTAAAATATTTTGTAATGAACCTGCTACCAAATCAAAGCCGGCATCTGTGATTATTTGGTTGAACAAATACCACCAATTTACAGCGGGTGTAAGGTCAGCAGGATATACGGGCGTGTTAGGGTCTTGCAGTGAACGTGTGTTAGCTTCGCCCGCCTCACTCCATAATTGACCACGATCTAAAATGGTCCAATACCTTTCAGTGTTTGGTGCTGTGACATTGGCGTAACTAACTTCTTCATTCAATGAAGGCAAGTCCGCAATCTCACTTAACTTCTTTTCGCCTATGTTGCGTACAAGGTCAGGCGTTTCAGCATAGAACGCAAGCTCAACCTCGCTAATGCGGTTCATGGTCTTGTATACCTTGCGCACACGAATGTAACCCGTAGCGATGGGCAACGTATCTACGCGTATTTCAGCAGCTAACTTGTAGTGAAAATAGTTTTCTGTGCCTGCTTCTACGTTAACATCAAACAGCGCACCTAATGCATCTTGATTTGTTTGGCTAAATGGCACACGAAACTCGCGTGTGAATGCACCCTGTGCCGTGAAGTTGTTAAGGTCTTGAAACTTCCAATTCTGTGAGATGCTTTCGTTCTCGAATAAATCTAAATACTTTTCAGTTACCGATGGCACAGCTGCCATGTAATTGAAGTTCGGCAAGTCAGCACCACCAACACTAAAGTTCCAAGGAGTAGTTGTGTATATCCCAGTATTGAGCGGATGCAGATAAGCGTACGCTGGGTCATTAACTTCAACAGCTGTAATGTAGTAAGTACCTAAATCACCAAATACTGCACTTTGTATTTGAACATATCCGCCTAAATAAGCACTCATGTCACTTGGATAACTAAAGACTTGTTGCGGGCTAGTGCTATCTATAATGACCGCTGATTCAACAGCCGTGACAATGCCACTTGGTGCCGTGCCGGGTATCTTAACTATTAATTGTACTTCTCCGTTCATGTTATGTCCAGTATTCGTTTGCTATTCTTACCTTCAAAGTTACGTTGTACAACTTGCCGTCACGTGTTTTCTTTTCTACATACGTGGTGTCATCAAGCTTTACGGGTACTTCTACCGCCTTGCCTGCATCCGTTGTTAGCCATGTGACTTGATTGCTCACTAATAGTGATCGCAAGAACTTGAACTCACCTTCACTGATGTAATCACTTGTGACGGTTAGCACCTGCTGTGCCATATTGCGCCTTTCAACGAGCCCTCTATCATTTGCGCTGAATATGGATGTTGTACCATTGAACAACACTTTGCGGTAGTTCTTGCGTTCTATTTCGTCGGTTATCTCACTACGCTTTGTGAAGTTGAAGTAATCCCAACCGCCGCGACTATTAACCCACCCAAGGCGAATCTTATCATTGTGGCAATCCGATTGACCATACTTAGCCGTGTTGTAAAAAATATAGCTAATACTTTTCTGTGTAATACCGCTAAAGATTTGAACCTGATAACAACGCCAATTAGCAAATAGTGAAGGCTTCACGGTCAACCCTGTCCAGTCATTAAGGTTAGCAGGATAAACAGGTAGTGCTTCTATATCGTAATTGTTTAAGGTTATATTTTGCTGAGAAGGCGCACCCGTTGAAGAAAAGATTGTGATGCGCAAAGTCACAGGTGTATTATTCGATAGGAAGTCATCATTGCCCGGTATTGAGAGCACGCCGTAATCAGATTCATACGCAGGTATCCAAATAAAGGTATTGCCAGTGGGACCACCAAAACTCCATGTTTGTGCCAAATACCACGAATGCGTATCTGTTTGCCTATCACTCATGGCAAGACTCGTGTTTGATGTAAGGGAATACTTAACCTTTTGCGAGCCTGTTTCTACGTTTGGCTTGTAGCCATCAATAACTTGAAAGTAGCCATTGATAGCTATCATTTGCGTACCCACTTCTTCACTGCCTTCATTCAGTGTAAGAATACCACTAACCAACCACCATTCAGTTAGTGTAAAGTCAATGGTCTTTTTGCTTAAGTCATCAACCGTATCATCTGTTGAAAAGTGAAAATTAAGCGGCTCATAGTTGCGCATGTCTTCTAGCAATGGCGACAAGTCAAAGTATAACTTACTATCGGGCGCAGCGGGTAGATAAAAGTTGTACGTCTTTGCATCGATTACAACCTCAACACCATAACGGAATCCAGTCTGTGCTGTTTCCGTACTTGTCGCAATGATCATTAGCTTTTGCCCACGTACCGCCCAATTATATGGCTGGTCATTTATCGTTATTGCCATTATCTTTTATTTAGTAATAATCTTTGTTCAACTGACTTGATATAACTTTCCATTAGCTTGTCCTTGTACTCATTCCATGTATCGTCTATTGCTTCGCTGTAATAGTTAATTCCTTCAATACCATTCTTGCCTATGCTCTTAGCAATGGCAAATGCAGCACTCTTGATGTTGCTCTCTGTTGATTTGATGAACTCGCCCTGCCTGTTGCGTAGCTTCAGACGTTTGATGCGTATCCAATCCTCAATAGGTTTAACAGGTGGCATCTTCGCACCGGGTGTTCTACCAAACTCAATTACGTCTGCATACTTTCCCGCGTCATCATTAGACACGGTGAAGTCAATCGTAGGCTTGTTATAACGGATTTTGAGATTGTAGTATAATGAATTGAGCAACCTGCCCGATGCAACGCGGTTAACGGTCTTGCCGCGCACCCTACGTTTGATACGCAGGTTGGATTGCGCCCGCTCAACTACGGCTAGCGCATACTCATTCAACATATCTTCAAATACATCCGCCACTATGCAAGTGTGATGTTTAAATGTGCAGCTGCAAGCGTGTAAGCTTCAGCATTTGAATCACCGCTATTGCCCCAATCGGTATACTCTTGACCTGTAAAAAATAGTTGGCCTTCATATATGATATTGCCTATGGTATCAAATAGCTTATACACCAATGCTGCCTGTGTAGCAAGGTCATCGTAACTAATATAAAGCAAGATGGATGTGGCTGTTTTAGTGTCACCATTGCTCCATATTTCTAAAGGTTGGATGTTCATCATATTACTTGTAATTCTAAGTATGAATTAATTTGACATTGAATCTGTGAGCCTGCTATTTCAGTTGCAAAACGTAAACTCACCGTGCCATTTGCGCTTGGCGTTATTACACCCTCAACTATTGCGCAGTTGTTATTTGGTGCACCACTGTTAATCGCAGCACTAGGCTGGTCGTATAAGGTCCATGCCCCATTTGCAACTAGTCCCGTGGTAGATGCAGGAAATAAAGTTCGATAAATCAAGCGTGTTGGTGAAGCTGGACCATTAACCGCCCAACGTGAACCCGTAGTGGATGCTGCCGCGCTAAATAAACAAACGAATTTAAAGTTGTAACTAACTCCCGCCGTAACTGCAAAATTTAATTCAGGTACATCAGCAAAGGCGACAGCGGTTGTATTGTGGTCCGCTGTTTTAAAAGTAAATGTTGGTGCGCCTATTTCGCTTTTTAAAGTAGATAATGAAATAGCACTTACTGTGTTATCCGCATTTATCTTTAAATAACGAACCGCGCTAGGGTTTGGCAATGTGGCAAGATTATTTCCCACCGTTGTAAGACCTATGCTATTCTGCTTGCCATTGAATGTAGACCAATCCGCGCTACTCAATGCACCACGATTTGCAGCACTGGCAGTAGGCAAGTTGAACGTATGTGTGCTTCCTGCGCTACTTATTGCAAAATCAGTTCCGGCTGTGCCTGTTGCAAGGTTTTGAACCTGCGATGTAAGACCATTGATTGCATTGATGCCAGTGCTCAATGTGGTTATAACTTGGCTTAGGTGGCTGTTTTCAGTGTGTAATACCAACGTGCGCCCCGAGGTCGTTACGAATACGCGCAAAGCCAACCTATCGGTTAACGCCATTGTTGTTGGCGGTACTGCAAGAGCCGTGAAATAAGCATCGATTACCGTGCCCTGTGTAATGCCTTCAGGCGTTGCAACATCCGTAGCCAATAGCGTGAATGTTGTGCCATCGTACTTGTACAACTCTACATAGAATGAAGGTGAACCACCACCCGATGACGCGCTGAAATAAAGTTCAAGGTTAAAGTTTCCACCCGGTACTAATAACACATTTGGATCATTAGCATCCGTAATGAATTGTGCAATCAATCCGTTACCCGCTGCATTCGTTCGAGTGAAATCCGTGCCCGCACCAAATACAGCTGTTTTGCTCATTTGGTAGTACGTGCTGCCGCCTATTGTACCTTGATTAATTGAGCCGTTTAAATAGTAACTAACCGATGAACCGCCGCCACCTGTGGTTGGAAAGTTAGCGAGTTGCCCATCACCACGCACGTATTGCGTTGCAAGTCCTGCGCCTGTGATTGCAAGTGTGCCAGCTGTGGTAATTGGTGAACCTGTTACGTTGAATGCTGAAGGTACGGTAAGCCCTACCGATGTAACCGAACCACCTGAAGCAGGTGTAGTATTAACCCATTCCGTTCCGTTGTAAGATAGCACCTGTCCATTCGATGGTGTAGGTGCATTCACATCCGTTAGGCTGTCAAGCGTGGTAGGTATGGTTGGTTTGTTCAGTATCTGAGCAACGCCACTTACAGCATTCCAATCGCTGTTGACTTGAGCAGCGGGAATGGTTGGCTTGTTCAAGATTTGATAGTCACCGCTTGATGCATTCCAATCTACAGGAGATTGACGCAATCTATAGCCTACCGCAACAAGTGTCCAGTACGTGGTGTTCGTTGGCAGTAGTGCATCATTGTTAGCGATGCATTGGTAAACGCTGCCGTTATACCATACGCGGTCACCAACTACATATTGGTTGCCCGTTGCTGTGGTGTGGTTTGCGTTGTATGCGGTACTAACATAGTCACCACCACCACCGCCACCTGTTGAATCGATTTGCACTTGACCATTGCCTAAATCCGTAATGGTGATGTTTGTGCCATCAACTAAGTCGAGCAGCGTTTGAACTACGTTATCTGTTCCATTAGTGCGTAGTGTGATGCCGTAGCCCGTTCCTTCACCACCGCTGCCGCCTGCGCCACCAACTGACCATATAGCCGGGATGTCGCATGCACTCCAGTCCCAAGGTACTTCTAACTTAATAGTAAACGCAACACCCGTAACCGTGTTCTTTTGTTCCTCCATGAATGGCTCGAACACTACGTTGTTAACGAGTTGCACATTGAAGCCAAATAATTCAAGGCCGTTTTGAATTTCAGCTACAAGGTCTTGCCCTAATCGAATGCAATCGCTAATGACTTCACGCTGATATTCTGCCTTTGTTTCTTTGTCACGCGGTATATCGGCAAACATGATGTGGAAACCAAACTGCATTGCACCCTTCACAGGTTCAATTGTATCGGGCGTAACGTGCATGAATGGATATTGGTCATCATTTAACTGATCACTCATATCAATTTGCCCGTGAGTAAATCGCTTAATCAAGAAGTGACCTGCGGCAAATGCTTCAAGTCTATTGATTAATACGTTGTAACTATAATTATAACTGCTACTCATTATCTATTGCGTTTTCTCATTTCTACTTTTTGCACGTACACGTAGTCTGCTAAGTATGTCAAGTGTGTGAACACTTCATATACCCCTCTTTCCGTGACTGCATCAAACTTTGTTATATCACGTTCGGCTAATGATTCAATGATGTGAAACCATCCGTAAACGGCTAAGCCGTCTGGGGTTGTTCCTGCATCTCCTTCACTATCTCCGTTATCTCCTTGGCCAAATATTCTAGGGAACTGTTGTATAGTTCTATTTCTAAACTCGAAAAAAAAAGCAGCACATTGAGTACATGGTCAAGTGTTAGCTGCAATACTTCGCTCTCGTACTTACGTTTGGCGTTAGGGTTGTAATCTTCAATGTCGTAGTATTTGCCAAACTTAGCCTTCACAGGGCGGTATAGTATGCACATCATCTTGTGCGCTGCCTCGCCGTTTATCACACCATCTTTGTAGATGTTGCCGCATTGCGTATCCAAGTCAATGTATTCACCAAAGGTTAGTTCGTTAAGGTTAGGAATAAACCCTAACTCTATTGCACCTACGCGCACCTTGCGTTCGAAGTCACTGCTGCCTAACTTAATTGCAGCTTCAAAGCGCATAATGATTTCATCAATGACACTTGATTGCAGCAGGCGAATGCTCTCGTTGTTCTTGCCTGTGATAATGCGCACCTGCTCAACCTTATCGACTGCATTCTGATAGTCGATGTACTTGCCAAGAGTAACCCCTTTGGCATTGGCTGCTATGCTGAACTTTAATTTCATGTTCCGTTGTATTGTAGTTTTTGATTCCTTTTTGTTACAAGTCTGAATGCACCTGAATGATTACGGGTGCTTTTTCATCACCGCTGTGCGTTATGCGGGCTTGTTTTGGTTTGAAGTATTCGAGCAGCGCAGTGTAGTGTTTGATGTATTCCTCATCCTCCATATCGTTCATGATGCGCATGCATTTGGCTGCGCCTTCTTGCACGAACCATTCGCCTAACTCATTCCACATTTTGACCTTGTCGCTTACGGCACCGACGGGCCTTCCGTTTGGGTTGCCTGATATTCCTTTTTCAAATGGCATGTTGTAAAGATTTGTTTATAACAATTACTTCCTATCGTATTGGACGATGCACATCGCAATACGTTGCTGCGTATCGGGGTATTCCTCTTTTGTCTTTGCATCACTCATGCAGCGTGCAATAAATGCGCTCTTTGATTCGTCTGATGTTGGTGTTGGTAATGGCATATTGTTATTTGTTTAGTTATACTTTTCCTAATTGCCTTCTAAATTCTTTGATTAGATCACGGATGCATGATGCACAACCGCTAGGCTTTTCATTTTTCTTTGTTATCTTGCTGAACCAATAGTACAACATCTGTAAATCTTCCTGCTCTATCTTATTGGCCTTGCTTACTCGTTTAATAAAATCATCCAGTGCTGCTATTTCCTCTGGCTTCATGTCAATGGCAAACCATTTATGAGCCGGGCATGAACTGAAACGGAACTTTGTCTTCACATCCATGAAGCAACCGCATAGCTTTATCTTTTCTTTGTAGTAAGTGACCTCGTTTTCTTCAGGCATAACTGTGCCACCTATTAAAGGTGTGCCGCAGGTGCCGAATGTAGGTTGGTAGAACTTACATTTTTTGCAAGTCATTAGCCTCTCTCTCTGAATGTGCAATGGCGCGTTGAAGTTTAACATACTCTCTTATCTTTTTTAGTGCCCTATGTATTGATGTGCGTAAGTAGGGGTAGGGTATGCCCGTTGTAACGCTTAGTTCTTTATAATCAAAGTCAGGTTTGCTATATAGACGTAGCAGGATTGCATCAAACTCATGCATACGCCCGATTGCGCTGTACAAGTATTCACCATCTACAAAGGCACCTATCCATGTCTCATCCTGTTTTGAATCTTCTACCTGTTTATCTATATGCAGCTCGTAGTATTTGCGGTATTTGATAGCGTAGTCGCTGCGATTGCTGTGCCATGATAACCACAATGCACGGTTTACAT